GAATACAAAAGAACTAAATACAAAATAGATTTAGACGAAGCTATTTTTGGTAAAGCTTCTATGGAAAAAGTTGCTAAACATAGAATGAGAGAAATTAAAATGTGGTCTAAATTAAAAGGTGAATTTAATGATGGATCGTTTAATGACAAAGATGTTAATCAACATCAGTTAGAATCTTATGGTATGCAATATCACGAAAAAGCAAAAAGTTTAAATGCAAATTCTAGTGAAGCTGAGGTGTTTAATGTAATGGGACAACTACAATCATTACAAAGAATTAAAAAATCTGGTGAATTAGAAAGCAGTTACACAGAGAAAGAACAAATTGAACAACATGGAAAACCTAAAGTTTGATTTTATATTTTTAGGTCAATCTGTTTTAAAGTATCAAGTGCCTTTTGATATATTTATTACGATTAATCAAATATACGAACAAAATTTTAATAACCTTACACCTGCTAATAGTCAGTTAGTAGGTAAGATAAAAAATGAACACTCATTGTTTTATCAAGGGGTTGATCAAACAAAAATGAAAAATCATAATGTATTGCCTAAAAATGTTACAGATTATTTTATGACTGTGTTTAAACATTATTTAACATTTAATAAAATTAAAGATTACGACCTACATCTTAATTCTATTTGGGTTAACGAAATGAAACAACACGAATACAATCCAGCACATATTCATAGAGGTATGTTGTTTACAGGTCTATCAAGTGTAATGATTTTAAAATTGCCATCAACATATGGTAAAGAATACTCAGCAGGACACATAAAACAAAATGGTAGATTACAGATATTAGGTGCAGCTAATGGTCAGTTTGCAAAGATAGATTATCAACCACCGATGGACCTTAGAGATTTTTATATTTTTCCTTATGATATGAGACATACAGTATATCCATTTAATGGGACCACTGAGACTAGACGAACTCTTGCTGCAAACTGTGATGTACAGTTTGATCCAATAAAAAATAGAGGTGCATTATAATGGATAAACAATATTACATAGATAATCATATAGGTATATTTAAAAACTTTATGTCTAATGAATTGATAAATGATTACACAAACTATTTTAATAAATGTGAACAACAAGGTGCAGTGTATCCAAGACAAGTAGATGAAACGTTAATATCAGATCATGCAATCGATACTATAAGAGATACTAATGTTCCCATGACTTACAATAACAAACCTTTTATAGATATGTTTTTTAAAGATGTGTATCCTCTGTATGTTCAAAAATATTCATACTTAAAAAAGTTGGCTACACATAATATATTAGAAGTAAAGATACAAAAAACTAAAGTTGGAGAAGGTTATCATATGTGGCATTGTGAAAATGCTGAAATGAAAGCTAGAAATAGAATACTAGCTTTTAGTGTTTATCTTAATGATGTTGCAGAAGGTGGAGAGACAGAATTTTTATATCAAAAATGTAGGTTTAAACCTAAAAAAAATACACTATTAGTTTGGCCTTCACAATTTACACACGTTCATAGAGGCAATCCCCCTCTGTCGAATGACAAATATATAATAACGGGATGGGTAGAATACGGATATTAATATGATAACAGAACCACGTTGGAAATCTTACATAGTTGAGACAACACGACCAATCTTTACACCTGAACAATGTCAAATAATTATTAAAGCAGGTAGAAGCGAACCTAAAAACGATGGACATATTGGAGGTAATCAAGGAATTAAAGGTGGAGTCCATGATACTAAAACAAGAACTTCACATATAAGTTGGATACCATTTAAAAAAATGACAGATATGTATAAAGACATAGAAACAATTATGAAAACTACTAATGGTAATCATTTTGGTTTTGATGGAATGACAATTACAGAATATGCACAGTACACAGAATATCCAGAAGGAGGATTTTATGATTGGCATGTAGATAATGATGTAAACATGGCTAATGAACCACCGGTTCGAAAAATATCTATGACTTGTTTGTTATCTCCTGAGAATGAGTTTGAAGGTGGGGATTTAGAATTAATGTCTGAAGGTAAAGTTGCAAAAATAAAACAAGGACACGCAGTATTTTTTGCATCTTTTATAAGACACCGAGTGACACCCGTAATACGTGGTAATAGAAAATCTTTAGTTATGTGGTTTGGAGGCACACCATTTAAATAATGTATAGAGATTTACATTTTCCAACGCCTGTCTATATTGCAGATATAGAACACCCAACTCTTAATCAAGAATTAGAAAGAGATATTGTAGCTTGGTCTAAACAAGATAAAGGTATAGTTAGAACTAATGTACAGGGTTGGCATTCAACTACTAATATGGCAGAGTTACCACAATTTAAAAAACTGGTTGATATGTTATATGCGTGTCAAAAAACAATATACGAACAAGAACATTATGAAAGTGAACCAGTATTAGGTAATATGTGGGCTAATATAAATCCACCAGGTGGAATGAACAGAGCACATCAACATCCTAATTCGTTATGGTCAGGTGTATATTATATTAAAGCACTTAAAAATTCAGGAAATTTAAAAATAGATGATCCAAGATCAGTTGCTTGTATGTCTAGACCAAGACAAAAAGATGGAGAAAAACCTGCACGATTATTTAGAGAAACACATTATGAGCCAATTGCTGGAAGATGTATTATGTTTCCCTCTTGGTTAATGCATTGTGTTGACCCTAATAATTCTAATGATATAAGAATATCAGTGTCTTTTAATTTTTTACAAAAGTGTATGATGGTATGAGTTTTAAAGATAAAAAATATCAAGTAATAAAAAACGCTGTATCATACGATTTAGCTAATTTTATATTAAACTATTTTTTACTTAAACGAGATACAGCAAGTTATATGTATCAACATAACATACACTCACAGTCCCCAATACTTGGAACATGGACCGATAAACAAATACCTAATACTTATTCATGTTATGCTGATTTTGCTATGGAAACTCTTATGGTTAAAATGTTACCAGTAATGAAAGAACATACTGGATTAGATTTAATACCAACATACTCTTATGCTAGAGCTTATAAAAAAGGAGATTGTTTACACCGACATAAAGATAGACCTAGTTGTGAGATATCTACAACAGTTAATTTAGGAGGAGACCCTTGGCCTATATTTATAGATGGTACAGGTGCTAATAATGTTATTAACGAAAGACAAAATGTTGTAAAACCCAATGCTCCTGCAGGCACAAAAGTCTTGCTTGAAGTAGGAGACATGCTAGTATATAGTGGCTGTGAACTTGAACATTGGCGAGAGCCTTTTGACGGGAACATTTGCGGTCAAGTATTTCTACATTATAATCATGTGAATGGCCCATTTGCTGATAAAAATAGATTTGACGGAAGACCTATGTTGGGTCTACCATCATTTGTAAAATAGTATTATAATGAGGTTATATGTTACAAAAATTAGGATTTGTACCTGGGTTTAATAAACAAGTCACAGAGACCGGGGCCGAGGGACAATGGTTTGATGGCGACAATGTTAGGTTTAGATACGGCACTCCAGAAAAAATTGGTGGTTGGACACAGCTAGGAGCAGATAAACTAACAGGTGCAGCTAGAGCTATTCATCAATGGGATGATAACGCTGGTATTAAATACTCAGCAATAGGAACTAATAGAATTTTATATGTGTACTCAGGGGGTACGTATTATGACATACACCCTATAAGAGCTACACTTACAGGTGCTAATTTTACAAGCACATCAGATCAAAATATAATTACAATTACATGTACAGGCGCACATGGATTGGCAGAAAAAGATATTGTAATGTTAGACAGTGTAACTATTCCTGCATCATCAAGTTTTGATGCTACGGATTTTGAAGATAAAAAATTTATGGTAACTGCCATACCTACAACTACAACTTTTACTATTACAATGGGGTCTACAGAAACTGGCACGCCAATGAGCGCAACAGGATCTACGTCTGTTTTATGTTACTACCACGTAGGACCAGCACAACAACTCGGAGGTTTTGGTTGGGGTACAGGTCTATACGGTGGAACAGCTTTAGGAGCAGCTACAACTACATTGTCAACTGCTATAACAGATTTAGTAACAACAGATATTGTGTTAGCAAACACTGCAGCTTTTCCATCATCAGGAGAAATTAGAATTGGTACAGAAGATATAAGTTTTACAAGTAACAATACCTCTACAAATACTTTAAGCGGAGGAGCAAGAGGAGTTAATGGAACAACAAAAGCAACACATAGTGGTGGAGCAAGTGTTTTAAACATATCAGATTATGTTGCATGGGGTGACCCGTCTAACGCTGACTTTACTATTGATCCTGGTCTATGGATTCTTGATAACTATGGTACAAAATTAATTGCGCTCATATATAATGGTCAATGTTTTGAATGGGACGCAGCTGCTGCAAGTGCTACGTCTGTAAGAGCAACATTATTACCAAACGCACCAACAGCATCACGTCACGTATTAGTATCTACGCCAGATAGACACTTAGTATTTTTTGGTACAGAAACTACAGTAGGTAATACTGCTACTCAAGATGATATGTTTATAAGGTTTTCTTCTCAAGAAAGTATTGATCAAACAGATTCTTACACAGTTAAAGCAAACAATACCGCAGGTACACAACGACTTGCCGATGGTTCTAAAATTATGGGAGCGATTAAAGGTAGAGATGCAATTTATGTTTGGACCGATACCGCATTATTTCTTATGAAATTTGTAGGACAACCATTTACCTTTTCATTCGAACAGGTAGGAACCAACTGTGGATTGTTTGGTAAAAATGCATGTATAGAAGTTGATGGTTCTGCATATTGGATGTCTGAGAATGGGTTCTTTACTTATGATGGTCAATTAAAATCCATGCCTTGTCTTGTTGAAGACCATGTTTATGATGATATTAATGCTGTATCCAGAGATCTTATTAATGCAGGTTTAAATAATTTGTTTGGTGAAATAAGTTGGTTTTATTGCACAGCTGCATCAGACTCTGTTAACAGAGTTGTTACTTATAATTACTTAGACTCTAATCCTAAACGTCCTATTTGGACAACAGGTACTTTACCTCGAACAGCGTGGCAAGATTCTGCTGTATTTGATAAACCACATGCAACATTTTATGATTCAACAGATAACGCCTCTACTGAATGTATTGGAAATACTGATGGTATTACTATATACTATGAGCAGGAAACAGGGACCGATCAAATTAATTCTGGTGGTATCGTAACTGCTGTTATTGGAACTATTACATCTGGTGACTTTGACATTACACAAAGAAGAAGTAATACTGGAGCGACCGTAGGTATGCCAGACCTTAGAGGAGATGGTGAGTTTATTATGAGAATACAAAGATTTATACCAGATTTTATTTCGCAGACAGGTAATACTAGAGTTAGTTTTGTAACAAGAAATTATCCAAATAGTTCTGCAACTACAACAAACTTTGATGTAAGTTCCACTACAACTAAAAAAAATACACGACTACGAGCTAGATCTATTGCTATTAAAGTTGCCTACACTACAACTACTGAAGATTGGCAACTTGGTACATTTAGATTAGATATTGCACCAGGAGGTAGGAGATAATGGCAATAGGACCAGGTTTTTATAATGAAGCAGACCAAAAACTGTATGAA